AATATCATAAAGTCTGCACTGATGGATCCTGAAATGGAAGATCTACCAACTGACTACACCAGAGGTGTTGACTTCAGGATCAACAAGACCACAAAGGGTGGTTATGCTGATTACTCAACATCAAAATGGTCAAGAAAAACTTCTCCACTATCAGAAGAACAGAATACAGCCATTTCAACACATGGTCTACACAACTTGAATGATTTCTTACCAAAGAAACCTACAGAAGTTGAGATCAAAGTGATGGAAGAAATGTTCCGAGCATCAGTGGATGGTGAGCCCTATGACGCAGAAAGATACTCACAGTATTTTAGACCCGCAGGACTCAAAGCCCCTGCCACAGGCAGTGGAACCACAGCACTTCCACAAGGTGAACAGGTAAAAGTAGAGACTGCACAACCAACTGTGACTGCGACACCCGAGCCTACTCCTGCTCCACAACCAGAAACTGCACCAGCACCAACCAGTGGTGGTAATTCCAAAGCAGAAGACATTCTGGCAATGATCAGAGCAAGACAACAAAAGTCATAAAATCATAGGGGGCAGAAATGCCCCCGTTGACACATTTATGATAATCACATATAATAAGCAAAAGGAATTAACACATGGTCAAACCGTTTGATGTAACAAAATTTAGAAAGTCTATCACAAAATCGATCGATGGACTTGGCATAGGATTCAACGATCCCACCGATTGGATATCAACAGGCAGTTATGCCCTGAACTATTTGATATCAGGAGATTTCAACAAAGGCATTCCGCTGGGCAAAGTAACTGTGTTTGCGGGTGAATCTGGCTCGGGCAAATCATACATTTGTTCAGGAAATATTATCCGTGAAGCACAGAAGCAAGGTATATTCGTGATTCTAATTGACTCAGAGAACGCACTGGACGAAGGTTGGTTAAAAGCCATCGGTGTGGACACAGCAGAAGATAAACTGTTACGATTAGGCATGAGCATGATCGACGATGTGGCTAAAACCATATCAAACTTCATGAAAGAATACAAGACAGATTACGGTGATAAAGATCCTGCTGAAAGACCCAAAGTGCTGTTTGTGTTAGATTCGCTGGGCATGATGCTGACTCCCACAGATGTTGATCAGTTTGAAAAAGGTGACATGAAAGGTGATCTTGGTAGAAAACCCAAGGCACTCACAGCCCTGGTGAGAAACTGTGTGAACATGTTTGGCTCATACAATGTGGGTATGGTGGCAACCAATCACACATATGCATCACAGGACATGTTTGATCCAGATGATAAGATATCAGGTGGCCAAGGTTTTATCTATGCATCATCAATTGTGGTGGCAATGAAAAAATTAAAACTCAAAGAAGATGAAGCAGGCAACAAAATCACAGAAGTAAGAGGAATTCGTTCTGCCTGTAAGGTCATGAAGACTCGTTTTGCCAAACCTTTTGAAGGAGTGCAACTCAAAATACCTTATGAAACGGGCATGGACCCATATTCAGGACTGTTAGATCTATTTGAGAAAAAAGGCCTTATCTCACAGTCAGGCAACAGATTGAAATATATAACAGCAGATGGAAAAGAAATATTAGATTACAGGAAAAACTGGGGCAAGGACAATCTCGAAATTGTGATGTCTGAGGTAAGTAATTCAATTATTAAGGAGACCGAAGCAGAACAACCTGCTGTTGAACAACAAGATGGAGACACAGATGCTGATTGATGTATGGGGTTTGATCAAGGCCTATGTTCCCACCAAAGATAAATCTGTGGTAGCAGAAAAGTTCGTAGACATTGCCATGGACAATGGTGTAGAAGACGAAGAACTCAAAGAACTTTTAGGGCATGATGACGAATTAGATGAAGCGATCAAATACAATCTTGACATCGAAGAAGACGAAGACTATGAGGATGCATGAACTGGTTTTCTCAAGTAACCCAAGACATTTCTAAAATTCCCGATGCCATCGCATACTACGAAGCAGAATTAGACAAAGCATCTGCTGAAGTCAAACTGCATGGCAATCTTGAAAAACAATCCGCGGCCATGCCCGGCGTTGTAGAATCCCGTTTCCGTCAACTGCAAGAAATAGAAGGTATTCTCAAGCATCTTGAGATACAACTACGCAAACTCAAGACCAAACACTACAAGAAATACTTAGAAAACTACCAACGAGCACTGACTTCACGTGACGCAGAAAAATACGCAGACGGTGAAGACGAAGTGTGCGACTATGAACTCATAGTCAACGAATGGGCACTCTTAAGAAACAAATGGCTGGGTGTGATCAAAGCATTGGATCAAAAACAGTGGCACATCACTAATATAGTCAAACTAAGAGTTGCTGGCATGGAAGACGCTAATCTGTAAAGGAATAGCCAAATTGTTTGATATCTTTCTCAAACAGTTTTGACACTGCCCTGTATGAATTTTCATTGTACAGTTTTTTCCATCTAAATGTGTTGCCATAATTTGTGATGTTAGTCACAGGTAAAGGCACATGACAACCAACAATCTCCTGGATAATTTTCCAATCCTTGTGTATGTTTTCATATCTAATTGCAATACCTTTGAAGTTATCGCCAACAAAATTTGATTGGGCAATACTTTTAAGGGTCATGACATGAGATGCTTGTCTAAATTTACTTTTACTGAAAACATAGTCAAAGTAAACAGACACAAACTGTTCGAAACCTTCTGATAAAATTTCTAACTGTGGTTCTATAAAAGACGAATTAGTTTTTCTTTTGATTTTTTTATCCAGCATCTGTTGGACGAAAAAATACCAACTCACTGCTCGCTGATAGGGGTTCCTCACCACACAAAACATGTTATCCTGCCATTCAGAGGGCAGTGCAGAAATGTGTTGATGCCTCTGACCATCATATTGGTAATTGGTATTTTGCTCTATCCATTGGCTGATTGATGTGCCTGCGTTCTTAGGAAGATGGATGAATGTGAGTTTGTCGTTGATTCGATATGCCATATGCAAAAATAGTTATCTGCCATTTATTTACAGCAGTGTTTTTAATGCAGGACTGACCTATTGTATTAACACTGTATTTTATGGAGATTGTAGTATAAATTATACTTTGAATAGGAGACACAAACAATGAAATTATTATTCAAATTACTAACATCAATTCAAAAATTACACAGAATTGGTGCTGAAAAAAACACAGACAAGGCGTTCAAATACGTTTACTAATATGTGGCCATACACAACAGACGAACTTGAATTAATTAATGGAAGGAAAGGACAATAAATGTACAAAGCATTTGAGCATACTGCAAGAAGTCTTGGTCAGTTTACTCGTTTTATCAATCGTATTTTTAGTGATAACAACGAAAACATTATCAATTTTTGCAGGACAGAATACGGCACTGACTGGCAGTGGGCGTATTCTACATACCAAAAACAAGGAAGATTTCCAAATCACCTTGACACAATGAAAGAAGTAGCATAATGAAAACTATCAGAGCAATACTTGAATGGTTCACTCCACAGTCCAAAAGAAACTGGGTGGAATCATATCTTGCTCAATCAGTTGACATCTACGACTTGGAAGCAAGACAGCGAGAACTCGCAAGAAAAGGCATCTACTAAATGATGCTATACGACGTGAAAGAATGGGCAACGATGTTTAGAGTATCAAAACTCTATCTTCGTGCTCTACGCCGTGGAAAACAGCAAAAAACACACCAACAAACACCCAATTTAGGTGCTTACAGACTTGATAAAAAGGTGCTCGAAGCTTCTCGTTTCACACCCTATTACCACTATTAATCCACAGATTTTTCAATTCATTTTATAGACTTTAGTCTACAAATTTGTTAAAATACTTGTATCCAAAATAGAGGAGAACATTAATGTTTAGTAAACTATTATCAGGTGTTGATAAGACACTTGTAAGAAACTTAGTAATTTTACACACGCTGGTTATCGCAGTGTCGAATTACCTTGTTACGATCAGATTTAATCTGTTTCCAGGAGCGGATCTTCCGTTGTTTGGAGAATTTCCATTAGCCGCGGCGGCATTTACTTTTCCAATTGTTGTAGTAGCAACTGACCTGACAGTTAGGTTAGTTGGCAAACAAGCCGGAAGAGCAGTTGTGGCACTTGCTATCGTTCCAGCCATCGTGGCATCAGTATTGGTGCTATTAGCACTGGGTGATGAACACGCATACAGAGTAGGTATTGCATCAGGTACTGCATATGCAGTTGGTACCATGCTCGACGTATATGTGTTCCAACACATCAGAGAAAGATGGACTGAAGCATGGTGGGCTGCACCAGCCATTTCAACCATTGCCGCGAACATCATTGACACATACACTTTCTTTTACACAGCGTTTTATCCGCAACCATGGGTAGGTCCTGTTGCGTTTAACAACACTCTGACTAAGATTGTTGTAGGTTTAATTGTATTCCTACCAGCATATGGTGTGTTGCTCAAAGCAATCGCAAAGAAACTAAAATAAACTATCCAATCAGGGGGTGTGTTGACACCCCCACAATTCTCATATATAATATCATACATGAACACAGTAAAGAAACCAGAAATCATTGTCATCGAAGATGATGGCTACTGTGATTAATGCCGGCGTAGCTCAGTTGGTAGAGCAGTTGATTTGTAATCATCAGGTCCGCGGTTCGAGTCCGTGTGCCGGCACCAAAGTTGGGGGATTAGCTCAGCTGGGAGAGCGCCTGATTTGC